ATGTGGCGCGATCCTTTTTGCTACTAGTTTAGAGAGATTGTATTACCGAATTCTGCGCCGCTCGGTAATCACACGGTTGCAGAACCGTAGAATAGAGCGACACATCTATCCTGCGGCAGCAGCGGTGAGATTGGTCATAATTCCAAATGCAGGAGGGTTCCTGATGATAGTGGTAAGCTCCGATGTAAGAGTTCCACCAACAGCATCAATGCCGTTGTCAGCAGCATCATTACCCATCATGTTGAACTCTTTATTCTGAGTCTTCCTATCTCCAAGATAGGCAAGATTGAAGGATGAGAGATCAACTGCAAAAGCTGTTTTCGACCAGCTGGGGTTAGTATTAAAGAGAGGATGTTCAATAATTCTGAAAGTGCCACGAGCAATCTTAATTGTAGAAAACTGCAATCCCCAAGAGGTCTGTCCATCGACCATGTAGTAAGTGCCATTAAGACGGCCAATGTTGTTGATGACTTTCTTAGCAGCACCACCAACAAACATCACTCGCTCATTAGCTACTTTCGGATCAGTAGCCTGATTGAAGACTGGATCAAATGCCGCTTCAAACTGAGTATAGTTTGTAGTGCCGCCAGCAACAGTGACATTAGCAGCAGCATAGCTAGGAGGATAATAGGCGAGATTAGAAACAATACTATAAATACCATCCATAGCACGAAGAGGCTGGCCATTCCTAGAACCAGAATACTTCTGTCCCCAGAAGATAGCCTTCTCGATATCTGCTGCATGGAAAGCTGCACAATCCTGCCGGTTTTCAGCGATGTTAGTATCACCAGCAATCATCTGAGTGCTTCTTACTGAGTCAGAAATTGCCCAAGTATTACGGAAGATCTGAGTGAGATTAGTCACTCGGACTGGATTAATCTGGAGAGCATTTGGCCGGAGACTGGATTCCTCAAATGCAGTTCCAACCTGATAGAGATTAGTAGCATTATTAATTGCTGCTACAGTAGCTCCACCAATGCCTCGCTGCACAGCTACCTGAGTCGGAGAGAGGATAGAGTTAATGAGAATATTCTCTCCAGTTTGATCTGCTCGCATGACCATACCAGGAAGAGAATTAGCAGTGCTAGTTACTGTAAAAACAGTATCTCCAACAGCTACAGCAGCAGCAAGAGTAAGCTGAGGAAATAGCATAGTCTTAGTGAAGAAGCCATGTTCCGGCTGTAGTGCAGTCTCGCTGGAGAGCATAGAAGTGAGACCAAACAACGGCGCAGTGCCATTAGGCATAAGTCTTGTAATCATACCTGCAAAACTCTTGCGTGCGAGGTCTTGAGTTACGAGATTGGAGTTGAAAATTCCTGTTGTCATCTACTGTGTTTCCTACTTGGAAGAAGAGAAAGGGAGGAAGGAGGTAACTACTAATCAAGACCAACATTATTAAGTTCCATCTTAGGACTAAAGATAAGTCCTGTAACAGTTGCAGCAATATTAACGCTGCACCTTACACCAATAATACCTCCCTGACCAAGAACAAGACCTGTAACTGTAGAGCCAGCAGCAGGACCGCCAGTTCCACTACCAAGACTAATAATCATACCAGGAGTAATATTAAGAGCTCCCGGAGCAGGACCCATAGGAAATGCAGACTGTCCTGGAGGCTGTGAGAAAGTAAACACAGTATTACCAGTTGCAACACCTTGAACTGTTACTTCTGGACTGTCATTCTGAATAGTAAGAAGAAAGTCTTTAGAGCCAGAAACAGGAATATTAAGCACACCTCCCAAACTTCCTAGAACAACTCCTCTACCAGCAGCAACAGTATTAAGAAAGGCTACTGTATTTGCAACAGTGAACTCTAGTGAGAGACCGACCATAGTAGCAGGAGCAACAGAATTACCTTTCAGCTGATTAATAACATTATTTGCAGTATCTGTAGTGTCAGTATATCCTGCTGTTGGACCAGTTCTACGAATATAACCTGAGCACATAGCGGCTGCTGTCCAAACTCCAGCACCTACTGTAGAGATAGTAGTAATACTCTTAGAAAGAAGAACACTGTCGCCAGGATGTAGTCCTCTTTCCAATCCACCAGGACCACGAACAACCTGATTTACACCAGCCATTTACTCTACTCCTTCATGCGGCTTGAGTTGTTGTAGACACGCCAAAGTATTGCTCCCAATCCTGTTCTGCACCTCTACTCATAGGATTGAAAGTATCAGTAGCTTCTTTTCCCACAACTGTGCCGCCATTTCCTCTAACAATCTCTACTGCTAGTCCCGAGAGATAAGTCTCTGCATGTTTCTTAATCTCAGCAGGACTAGCAGTAGGATACTTAGTCGTTAATTGTTGCTCTATAGTTGAAAGTAGTGGCGCAGCTGCTGGATTAGAAGCAAGAGAGCTTTCTCCAACAGTAGTGCTAATAGCGTGACGCCGGAGAATATCTGGCATTACTTTGCTGTTGAAATTCTGCTCCTGCAATGTCATAGCAGACTGCACAATACCAGCAGTTGCCATAGCTCCTTGTGCATAAGCATTCTGAGTAGCAGTGTTAATGATAGTAGCTAGAGCTTCTACATCTCCTTTTCCAGCTTTGGAGAGAAGCTCAGGGTTCATACCTTTAGTAAAGTCCAGTTGGCGCGCGGACTCTAATATCTTAGCAGAATCAATGTTCATAATAGGTGTCATAGTAGGCTTAGTAGTATTTACAGGAACATTGTTTCCAGCTGCATCTTTAGTAGTATTAGGAAGCCATAGATCTTTATAGCCATCTAGTGGGTCCGCGGCTCCCTTATTATCTTGTGTAGACGGCATTGCAAGGACACTTCCATCACTCCCCTTAGTTGAGCTTGATGGAACAGTAGTATTAGTGAGCGCGGCCCCACTATCAGCTGCTACTGGCGCTGTTGCTGGATTAACAGATGCGCCGCCACGAAAGCCATTAATGATATCAAGGAGTCCCATCTTCATCCCTCATTCTGTTCTGAACTTTTGACATCCAATCTTCTTCTTGACTAGCAGCTACTTTCTGCTCTTCCTCAGTCCTACTATCTCTATACGCAGTATGTAGTTCTATTAGAAACCTCATTCCATCACATAGACCTCTATGATACTCATGATTCCTAACAAACATCTCTGGACTAACATAGGTCTCTGCACTAATGCTTATCTTCTGTTCCGCGTAGAGAGCTAGCTGGGTTTGAATATGCTGTAGCTGAAGCTCAGAGAAAGTAACTGCTAGAGGATACTCTTCTTTACTGAAAGAGTAAGAAGTAAAGCTATTAGTTTCTGTAGTGCTCATCAGTCACTTTCCAGTTGCAATAAGTTGATAGACTACCTCACAAGTCTCAGTAACTGATACAAACTTTCCATCATTCATAGTAACTATACATTGCACTCCTTTGACAAAACCTTTTTCTAAATCTCTAGGATTAGGTCGCCGCAAAGTAGTAACTTGTTCCATGTTAACCCAATAACTTTGATTCTCTACTCCATGCAGTAACATCCAATGTGTTGCTGCAATTAGCCATAACGTAAACATAATACTTCTTCATAGCTAATCTCCAGTTCCTGCTGGAGGCGTTGACATGAGTGCATTGCTGTTTGTAGCGCCTGTATTAGGGCCTGGAGCGATAGTTCTGCTTCCTGGCGCTGTAGTTCCGTTAGTAGCATTTCCGGGTCCTGGAGTAGTTCCAGAAGTTTGATTAGGTGGAACTTGAGGCGGCTGTGGCATAGGAGTATTAAATGCAGTTCCTTTCTGTGCTGCGAGAGCTGCTGCCTGTTGCCAAGCTTGCATTTGTTGCTCATATTGCACCTGAGCTTGTGGTTTCTCAAATGGAGTGAGATCTGCACCTCTAGTCTTCATAATGTAAGAGAACATAGGAGCTATATTATAGCCTTGACCTATCTGTGGACTACTGGCTATCGCTTGCAGTGCATTAGCAAATTCATCCTCACTCATCAACTTATCTGCTGGAATAATACCATCACTTACTTTGAAGTTAATAGCAGCTTGCCTAATAACATCCATCTTAACTTCTACATCTTGCTGCTGGTTCTTATTATAGACAGTAGAGTCATCCATAAACTGTAGAATATTAAGCTTAATACACTGCTTCAGCGGCGTGAATACCTGATTCTCTGTCATAATAGCCATCATTTGATTCATTACATTGCCGTGACCCATTACATCTTCATACTCATGCTTAGTCTTATTCCCTTTCACAAACTGTCCCTGTTGTGCAGGGTTCTGTCCATTTATGAGGTTAGCATACTTCGTAATAAGATCCGCTGCTTGAATAAACGATGAAGCATTCTCGTCGTGATAAGGGAATTGGTAGACACTCTCTCCAACTGGCTTTCCGTAAGCTCCTGGTCTGACAGGAATTTTAGCAGATGGATTTGAACTATTAATGTCGTCTTTCCTGATCCGCAGTGGATCATATATGACTCTATCGGTAACGAGCCTTCGCTTACTAGCAATGAAGCCGTTCCAGAGGGCAGAAGCAACTTGCTGCATATCCTCCACATCGTATGCAAAGCTTTTAGTTTGGTAGTTAAGCCCATCTTCCAACGGCTGACCGAAGAAGATAGGGAGCATATTGTGAGCATTACTCTGTCTCTCAGCATAGAGAACTACCTTTCCATTAACTACAATAAACTTCCACACCTGAGGCACCATAGGCTCTGGAACATTAAAGCCCATAGTGTAGGGAATTATCCTAGCATAGAGTTTAGTAATTATGTAGGCATTAGCGTAATTTGTTTCTCCGCCTTGCATAAATGGAACATTCATAGCCCAACTCATCCAGTCGAATGCACGAGAGCGGTTCTGTAGCATTGCTGGATAAGGATTAATTAGAGGAACATAGTAAGAGTAAGGTCCAATACCAGCACTAGTAACACCAGCTGCTGGAGAGCTAGTAATACAACGATCAATAGTAGATTGTGATATGGCCGCGCTGGCCTTAAGTGACTCTATCATGTCCATTAATTGGACTCGTGTGCATACATCATTATAGCCTGCAAATTCTCCTTTCCTACACATATCTGCTGGAGCTATTCTAGGATCCCAGAAGGTGTTATATAAGTCCATTCTTTTGATTACATTACCCTTCCAAGTGACTTTATTAGGCTTCGCGCCACTTGGTTGAGAGATATCACTAGTGATATTATAAACTGCTCTAGATTCCCACTCACATTCCACTGCATGAATATTGTATTTAAGGCCGTCAGAGAAGAACATCATTAGCTCGCGCGCCCACATAGCAGTCTCTTGATTCTCTGCTATAATAGACTCAAGCTGCATGGCTGCATCTTCATACTGCGGACTTGCAGTAACTCCGAAAATTGGGTAGCCAGTTAGAAAGACATTAGTCATATACCCTAGAGCACTCTTCACTTGCGGCATAACAATAGGAACAGTTACATCCCGGAACTTATGTGCATCTCCATACTTATTAGCTAGCCGCGCATTCCATTCCTCTTGTGTCCAGTTCTTCTCTCTCATATAAAGTCTATCAGCTTCAGCTAAGACTTCCCTCATACTGAACTGATTAAGCAGCATCTCTTGAGCACGAGAAGCATAGTGAACTACTGCTCTCTCTTGATCGCTATCTTCTTTAATAACTAACTGCGTTGGAGGTGGCATTCTGCTTCCTTAAAAGGCGTAATTCGGAGCATCAACGTCAGTATCTCCGATATGACTCTCAATTACAAATGCCTCTATATCTGTCATCATCTCCATACCATAGAGTTCCATTACTCTATCGCTGTAGCTTAGGAGATCTAGAATATCATCTACATTATCTCTCTTCATAGGATTCCAGTTAACAATTTGATGAACTACTCTGTTTCTAACATCATCATGTAGAACTAGCTCTCCCTGAGTTAGCTTCTTAAGCATATCAGCTATTCTACTGTTCTTACTGTAGGAGCCAGTATAGATAGGAACAAAATTAATTCCATCTATTCCTAGCTGCTGTGAAATCTGTTCAAACCAATAGAGTAGAGTATACTGAAATGCAGTGCTTTCAACTGCTATTAACCTAACTTTATTTTCCAGAGCTAACAGGAGCGCGCGCCTAATAGTATTCCCTGGACTTAACCTCTCCTCACTTACCTGCTTAAGTGCAGGAGTAGCATCATAAACTTCAAACAGCCCAATAGCTACATTATCTCCACCTTTCTTATTAGAAGAAGGATCTACTATAATGAACTTCCCTTGAGGTAATTCATGAGCTTTCCAAGGCCATACTTTAATCTGAGCTAGATCAGTAGAGGTGTTAATCCCCACCTCAACATCATTCATTACCTCAGATAGAAAAATCTCCGGATGACCCATACTAATATCATTGTCAAATTCATCAATAAGAGAGTCAATAGACCTAAGAGCAGGCCATATAGCACTTCCATCTGCCAAGATTGCGCCGGATACAAACTTAATCCAAGTAGGATTATCCCGTAGCTTCCGTAGAATACTATTAGGTCCAGGATACATATTACCGAGAAATACATAGAGACAGCCTCTTGGAGAGCGAGCTTTCATGGCGGTTCCTATCATCCACCTTTCAAGCGCGCCGGACATAGTAAAGCTCTCTGAGCACTCCTTAGTTTGAATATCATCAAAGATCATAATATCCGGACGTTCATTCTTTAAGTTAAGTCCTCGTAGTGATCCCTCCGCTCCAATTGCTGCCAGAATGATGTTCCGTCCGAGAAATCCAAACTTCTTAATTCCCTTAGTATTAGTCTCAAGACCCAACTTCCAATCACCATAAGTAGCAATAATGTTAGGCTCATTAAGCATATCTTCCACATCTGCCAATACATTCATTGCATGTGGTTCAGTAGAACAAGTAACCAGAATAAAGCGCACACGAGTATAGAGAATGCAGTAAAGGATGAATAGCTTAATTTGAGTAGTCTTGCCATGACCTCTAGGAATACCAACAGCAAGCTTAGGACTAGTATGTATCTTAGCGACATTTTGTAGTAGGAAGTCCCATATAGCTAAGTGAATAGGAGGAAATTCATGCTCAAAGACTGTAGGTATAGCTAGACCAGCTAGAAAGTTAAGATCTTGTTTTGCAAGAGCTCTTACTTCTCCTGCATCAAAGCTTAGACTATGTAAGGACGCGGCATTCTTAGCAGCCTCTGCATCTTCGTCAATTATCTGCTTGTGTAGAGAGTCATTAATGCCAAGTTTATCGTCCCAGTAGCGATCATCTCGCCCACTATATCCACCCTCTATACCAAGAGTAGTATTACGCGGCATTATTTCTTCTTAGGTAGGAGTGTAGAAAGGGTAGAAAGGAGATCGCGCGCTTTCTCAATCTCCTTCTCTTTCATTTCCTTAAGAGACATTCTCATCTCCTCTATCTCTCACATCATGCATTAACCGATTCTTAATCTCTCTATACTTCTCCTCTCTTCCTGTTCTACTTCCTACTGAAGAAAGAAGCTGACCTGTAGGCATAGTAACTAAGGTCTGTTCATCAACTTGGAGGACTTCTCCTCTACTATCAATTGTAAAACGTCTAGCAACAGCAGCTGGTATTGTGAGGTTGATAACGGTAGTGTTTTGCAGCGTCGCACTGTCCGCATTAACCGTGCCGCGGCGTTTAGCACCATTGACAACTGCAAAGGCGTGTAGTAGATCTCTTGGTTTGTAGAAGAATCCACTCTCTACTCCCTCTTTCAGTTTACTAATCAGGGTATCCTCTATTCCATTAATACTTCCATCTCTCTGATTATTAGCCTGTAGTGCTACTACTCTAAGCCTAGCAACTTCCGCTGAAAACTCTTCATCTGCCAACAACTGAGTAATATAGGAGTCAGTGCAACCGACAGCACTAGCGACAACCGAAACAGGAAGTCCATTCCCTAGTAACTCCTTTACTTGCTGTTTATCTATTGCCATCTTTGGTTCTCACACAGAAATACCTACTGTTTCAGCAGCTATAGACCAGTTAGGATGCCAGGTAATTTCATGTGGAGCACCTGGTCTCCAAGTTCGTAGATAGTAGTCCCAACCAGCTTCTGCATTAGTTGGAATAGGCTCTGGATCAGAGTAGATTAGTAGGCGCGCGAACATGGTAGATAGGAGATCATGGCCCTCCAATGTCCTCCATACAGCAGCTACATTAGTATCTACTGAAAACTCCTTACAAATAGTTCTTGCAATAGAAGAAGTAGCATGATGATTGAGCACACCGTAAACACCTCCACCTTGCTCAAATTGCCACCAGCCTCTCGCAGGTCCGGGAGTAATAGATGGATATCTTTGATATCTAGCTTCTAACTTAGGGCCACTTTCCTGTAGTGCAATAGTTAACATAAAGCGTTGTGCAACAGTAGAATTAAGGATCGCGCCCCTACTAAGTCTCTCCAACCCTGAGAGTCCAGGAATAATAATATCTTCTAGAAAAAGAAGACTATCCATTATATGGACCGCCAGTTCCTAGTGCAGCAGTTCCATTATAGAAAGCTCCATCATAACAATCTCTAATATCCTCTACTGTATTCTCTGCAATAGGAGTGAAGTAAGCTAGAAGTCCATCACTAGCAGATACTAGAAACTGATCCTCGAAGAGATTCAAGAGAGTTCCAGTAGTGTTATAATACATTTGTTGGCGCGCAGTTACAAAGATAAACTGGTCAATTCCATAAGCCACTGTAGCCTCCCTCTTTCCCTCTTCTACGCTGGAAATACCATAGCTCCACCAGTTCCATTAGTTCCAGCCATAAAGGAGTCTTCAATACAATCAGTCCACTGCTGTGGAGTAGTAGAAGAAGAGGCTCCTAGCAGATAGTCAAAATAATCCATAAGCCCTTGAGATGGAAATGGAATATACTGGAATTGCGGAGGATCACTCCTAATGTCAGTAGTAGCAGCTATCATCTGCATAGGATAGGTATTAGTGGAGAAAATGAAGAAATTAACTCCATAGTTTCTGGCATTACCAGACGGAGGAAATGGACCAGTAGGATTAACAGATCCACTCATTTCCTTCCTCCGCCACTTACTCTAGTATTTCCGCCGGAAGCAGCAGTAGTAGTGTTCTGCACTCCTGTAGAGGTAGTCGTAGGCGCAGCAGGCTCAAATAGAGGATCAATAGGGTTACCAGCAGAATCTTGACTCATGTGTCTAATAGCATCTTCTGATGGAAATAGTATTCTCTGATCTTGAGGCTGTTCTGGTTTAGTAGCCGCATAAGAGTGTCCACGTTTATTAATATAATACTTCATTTCTACTGATTGGAGAGTTTCCCTAGGAGTAAGAGGAAGAGTATTATCTACATAAGGAGCTATTACTACCTCATTAGATGGAGGAGCTTCTGTAGAACCAGCAGCATTAGTAGCTATTACTATACAACTAGCAGTCTTACCAGTATCTTCTGCTACAACAAGGTAAGTAGAAGTATCAGATGGTAGATATACCTCACCGCCTACAGTCCATCTATAAGAATAAGCTGTAGGCTCTCCATCCCAGTTACCCATAGTGCAATTTAGAAGTCTAGTTTCCTGAGAGACATAAGGAACATCTCTGTTAACTGGAGGAACTGACTCTTTCTCTAGAGTAAAGTCTGGAGCGGGGGCGCGATCTCCTTTTGCTGGAAGTGTAGAAGCCTTATTAAGAGGAACCTGAGACTTGTTACTTTCTGTCATCTACTCTACTCCTAAGAGGTCGCCGCATCCACACTGTCTCTCAGCACTGGATCATAGGTAATTCCCATAGCATTACTAGCATGAATAATAAGATCTCTAGCCACATCCACTTCTGTCTCTCCATATCTCTCCAAGATACCTACTAATGCCTCAGATGGAGTTACAACAGTGCAATCTCCATTATGTCTAGCTGCTTTCCCTAAGTAGTAAGTTCCAGTAATGGAGAGATACACAAAATCTGGCTGCTGGGCCAAAACTTCCGCTAGTGCAGTCTCTGCTGTAGTATCTGGATCATCATCACCTTCTGCCGCAGCAATTGCATCAGCTACTTGCTGCTGTAGAGCTGGTGGAATAGGGCCGCGCGCTTTCTTAAGACTCTGGAGAGTTCCATCATTATTAGTGAGATACTGCACAATTGCGTTAGGATCTGCTGGCTGTTGTGAATCACTCATCTCCGCGCCTCCATTAAGTTGTAGCTGCTTGTAGTTCAATATCACTAACTGCTCTTGGCCAATACTTTATCTTCCTCACATATCCATTAATTAGACTGTTTCTTCCAGATCCAATAGTCATTCTGGAAATAGTAGGTAGAGATGTCGGTGTTCCTAATACAGCACCTATAACACCATTAAGTGCACATGTTATTGCCAATGGTGCGCTGTTATAGTTAAATGCAATTTTATTCACAACAGAAGGAGTAAAGTTATTAATGCCTGAAGCTCCACCAACTAATGCATTTGCTATAAATACACTTACTGCTGGTTGTGTGCTCAATCCTTGTTGTCTAGCTTCTATTGTATTAGTTGCTGCACCACTATCTAATGCTGCTATTGCAATATTAGTTCCAGTAGACAAAACTTGAGGCAACATTAATTCCACTACAAGTGATCCAGCAGCAGTATTAATCCACGGAGTTACATTAGTAGTAGCAATATCTGCATTTCTAGTTACAGCAGCAGCAGTTGTTGGAATGTAAGAGGTAGGAAAAGCTCCTGCTTCTAGCTGTGCATTCTGAACAGAACCAGTAACTGTAAGTGTAAGAGTTCCAGCAGTTGGAGTAAATGTTTGACTTACTCTTTGCGGAAATACACCTGTTCCTACTAATGCACCTGTAGCTGTGCCGCTCTTTGTAATTGTTCCTGTGCCATAGAAGGACAGTGTATATTGCTGCGCAGTAACAGTAACTGACTGTGTTCCAAGTGCTGCACTATTAAGCAAAACATTAGTCCGCGCCTCCTCAATTAACAATCCGCGCGCCGCATGTGTTACTGGATCATAATCAAATCTAGGAGTTCCAGAAGAAGCAGTTTGTAGTGCTCCACTGATATCAAAGTAAGTTCCTACACTTGCTCTAGTAAAAGAAATCGAAGGATCAAGAGAGGGAGAAGCTGTGAAATCATATCCTAGAGAAGCACCAGGAGGATAATTGTCTGGAACTGGAATAGAAGATAGCAGTGCTTCTTCTGGACTTAAAAGACGAGGATAGTATTCAAACTTCCTTAATATATGTGGCTGCATTTGCATAGAAAGTCCCTGAGCACCAATACTAGTTGGAAATGCAGTAGGATTACTTAGTGCCAATTCTGTAACTACTGGTAGTGGCTTATATCCAACTTCTCCAGTATATCCAGTATTTCCATATATTCCATTAATAGTATTCTGCCGAACATAAAGACTAAAGTTAAATACATTTCTCATAACTGATCCAAGTGCAGCAGGTAGAGTAGTAACTCCACTCACCATTTGATAAACGCCGCCAACTATGGTTCCACAGCCTGCTGGATTAGTTTGAGAGCCAATCACCATATTAGCTATAATATCTGTAGCTCCATTATGGAGCACTGCCGTCATTCCTCTTCCATTACCAGAGCCACCAGGAAGCATATGTATAAATTCCGTTACAAGTGCTCCAGCATTAGGATTAAACCAAGTAGCTGTAGGTGCATTAAGTCTTTCTACTACATACAAAAAATCTCCTGCTCTTGTAGTAGTTGCAGGAGTTCCAACAACTGGAAGCATAGGAGAACTAGGA